AGCAATAGCAGAAGCAGTACCAGTAAGATTTAATAATGCACCAGCATAGTTTCCAGCAAGAGCAGAAGCACCAGCAATAGCAAGGCCCTTAACTACATCGCCTACACCTATTTTGTCTATATGCGTATAACCCATATCACTAACGCCACCAAACTTAAATGATCCGTCTGGATTTTGTATATAGGTGCGGAAAACCCAGAAGGGCAAAATGAAGCTGAACAAGAATCAGACGAAATTGAGGAAGGCGAATCTGAAGGGGAAGAATTAGAAGCCTCTGAAGAACTTGATAGTGAAGACGAAGATGAGGAACAGGAATCAGAACCTACTTACCGTATTAAGATGGCTGGTGAGGAACGTGAGATAACCCAACGTGAACTTATTAAGTTAGCACAGCAAGGCGCAGATTACACCAAGAAGTCACAGCAAGTAAGCGAACAACGCAAAGCGTTAGATGCTGAAGCTGCGGCAATTAACGAGGCTAAACAGCTACGCAACGAATACGCACAACGTCTTGAAGCAATGCAGCAAATGCTAAAGGCTCAACAACCGGAAGATGATTTAGATTATCTACAGGAAAATGACCCGATTGGCTACGCTGTTAAAGTTGCAGATATGACTAGGCGTGAAAAGCAAATGCAAGCAATTGAGTACGAACGTCAACGCATTGCCCAACAGCAACACGCGGAACAGTCCGAACATCAACGCAGACAAGTTGCTGCGGAAGCAGAAAAGGTCACAGAGTTAATTCCTGATTACTCAGACGCAAAGAAAGGTGCTGCATTACGAAACGAGTTACGTAACTATGCCAAAAGCATTGGTTATACAGACGAAGAAATAGGCGCAGTCTATGATGCTCGTACTGTTAAGGCTCTTTACGATGCAATGCAATACCAAAAGTTAGTTGAATCTAAACCAGGCGTATCTAAGAAAGTGCAATCCGCACCTAAGATGATTAAGTCAGGGACATCAACTAACAAAACAAGTACAACCGAAGCACAAAGGCGACAATTCAATAAGTTGAAATCAACTGGTAGAGTTAAAGATGCTGCAAATTTATTTGAGAAATTTTTATAAAGGAATAAGAAATGGCAACCTATCAAACCTATACGGCCATTGGCCAACGTGAAGACTTAATGGATGTTATCTATAACATTGCACCAACAGAAACTCCATTCATGTCATCTATCGGTAAATCATCTGCTACTGCTCGTTTACACGAGTGGCAAACAGATACTCTAGCTGCTGCTGTTACAACCAATGCGGCAATTGAGGGTGCAAACGCTACATCAGCAACATTGACCCCATCAGTACGTTTAGGCAACCGCGCACAGATTTCACAAAAAACCATCGCTGTATCTGGTACTTTGGAAACTGTAAACAAAGCTGGTCGTCGTTCAGAGAAAGCCTATCAATTGGCTAAAGCCTCTAGCGAACTAAAACGTGACATGGAAGCAACATTGTTGTCAAACAACATCGCTGCTGACGGTAACGGTTCATCAACTGCTCGTACATTGGGCGGTATGCAAGCATGGTTGAACTCAAACTACTCTGGTACAGGTACTGCTGGTTCATTAGGTACTACTGCCCGTGTAACAGGTACTGATCGTGCGTTTACAGCTACATTGCTAAACAACGTAATGCAATCTGCATTTACTAACGGTGGTTCACCAACAATGTTGTTCGTAACTCCAGCACAAAAAGTTGTTGCATCAACATTTACTGGTATCGCTACACGTTTCCGTGATGTTCCTTCTAATCAACAAGCACAAATCGTAAATGCTGCTGACGTGTACGTGTCTGACTTTGGTATCATCCAAATCGTACCAGACCGTTTCATTCCTAACAGCGATAACGATGATTGCGCTTTCTTGATTGACACAGAGATGGCAGCAGTTGCTTACCTACGCCCATTCCAAACTAACGAATTGGCAAAAACTGGTGACGCTGAAACAACTCAATTGCTTGTAGAATATACATTGCAAGTGAACAACGAAGCAGCGCACGGTATCATTGCTGACTTAACCTAGTAGAAAATAAACTCCCTGTGTTAACTCATGGGGAGTTTTATTGGAAATATAAATGGCAAACAAACTATACGAAAACGGCAAGACAACAGAATTCCTTGATAATGGCTCAGATGTCATTGTCAAACAAACGCAAGACATTACTGGAATCATTGAGTTTAATAAGGCTCAATACAATGAAACTGATTCTAGGGCAAGATGGAGTGACGATGCAGTAGGTAACAAGGTTGCATCTATTCCGCTAACAGTATTCCAAGACCTTGAGAAAAAAGGCATCACTCGTGGATTTACGATTATAGACCACAAGCGATTTAAAGAATTTTTGAATAATCCTGATAACAAAGTATTTAGAACAAGGGCAGGAAGAATATAATGGCATTTTCAACATACGCACAGTTACAATCTACGGTTGCAGACTATCTTGCACGTAGCGACTTAACAAGCCAAATACAGGACTTTATTTCACTAGCTGAAACAAGATTAAGCCGTGACTTGCGTATTCGTCAAATGCTGACATACACAACAATCACAATGACGGCTGACTCAGCCAACGTGACAATACCTGCTGACTTCTTATCTATACGGGATATGCACATTATCGGCTCACCGGTATACGCTTTAAAATACGAATCACCATCTAACTTGTTTAGAAACACAGATTCATTCGTTACTGCATTGCCTAAGTTCTATACGACAGTAGGCGCACAATTCGTGTTCTCACCAATACCTGATTCAGCATACGTATTGCAAATCCTTTACTATGCTAAACCACCAGTATTAAGCGATATAAACACATCTAACGTATGGCTAGCTAACTGTCCTGATGCGCTACTATACGCAGCACTAGCGGAAGCAGAACCTTACTTAATGAACGATGCACGTGTTGCTACATGGGCTGCCTTGTATGACAGGTCTATTGCATCATTGACAGCAAGCGATGATAGTTCCGAGAACGCAGGTTCACCATTAGCAATTACAATAGCTGCGAGGTAGTATGGAAAGAATAAACTTTGGCGAGTGGACACCAGATCAACCAGGTATCTCTGGTAGTTTGACAACTGCAACTAATGTATTACCACAACAAGTGGGCTATGGCCCATTCCCAGAAGCAGCCGTTTATTCTTCTGCAGCATCACAGCCTCTATTGAGTTCATTCGCTGGTGTTTATGGCAACACATTGGTTTTATTTGCCGGTGGTGCTACAAAGTTATTTAAGTTTAACGATTTAACAACTGCCTTAACTGATGTATCTAAAGCAGGTAGCTATACATCAACTGATGGCTGGGAATTTGCACAGTTCGGTAACATAGTTATTGCTGCTAATAATGAAGACAAACTACAAGCATGGAATTTAACATCATCTACAGCATTTGCTGACTTATCGCCAAACGCACCTATCGCTAAATTTGTCACGGTTGTTCGTGACTTTGTTGTATCAGCTAACATTGGTTCTGGTACAAACCCAAGCAAGGTGCAATGGTCAGATTTGAACGATGAAACAGACTGGCTTCCTGGCCCTACTAGTCAATCAGACTTTCAAGAGATGTCAGACGGCGGGAATATTACCGGCTTAACTGGTGGTGAGTTTGGTTTAGTGTTGATGGAACGTGCTATTGCACGTATGACTTACTCTGGTTCGCCATACTTCTTCCAATTTGACATTATTTCACGTGGATTAGGCTGTATTGAGTCAGGTTCTGTAGCGCAATACGGCAATACTACATTCTTCTTATCTGATAATGGCTTTTATTCATGCAATGGTCAAACATTAGAGCCAATTGGTGCTGAAAAAGTAGACCGATTCTTCCTAGATGACGCAGACCAAGCAGCTTTAAATCAAATGAGTGCTACTATTGACCCATTACGCAAGCTAGTGGTATGGGAGTATCGTAATAACAACCAACAAAATGGCTTACTAATATATAATTGGCAAGTAAAACGCTGGTCTTATGCTGTTACTGACGCAGATTATCTATCAACAGCAGCAACACCTGCCTTAACGCTAGAAGCATTAGACGCATTTGGTACAGTAGATAGCATTACTACTTCATTTGACTCACGTGTGTGGGTTGGTGGTAAATCTACATTGGCTGGTATACGCGGCAGTAGTATAATCACATTTACTGGTGGCAACTATAATTCTGAAATAGCCACAGGTGACATAGAATTGTCACAGAATTCTTTAGTTGGCGTAATTAAGCCAATAGTAAACCAAGGTTCATGCAACGCACAAATAGCATCACACAGAAGTCTTAACGATGACGTAATTTACAGCGCAACAAGCGTACAAAACGCTGACGGTCGTTGTCCAGTTCGTTCTGCCGGTAGGTTTCATCGTATTAAACTGTTACCTACAGGCGATTGGACAGCAGCAGTAGGCATGGACATAGAAGCAGCAACACAGGGCAATAGATAATGGTTCAATTTGTCACATTACCACAGCAAGGCGCAGACCAACGGCAAGTTGCCGAGGTTGTCCGTGGTATAATGGATGGAAAGACCAATAACACAGGTTCTGTTACGTTAGCTACAGGTGGTGCATCAACTACAACACTATATAACGAACGCATTGGCTACGATTCTGTCATTATCTTAGTGCCTAATAGCGCATCAGCATCTAACATTGCAGCACCTTATGGCGCATGGCAAGATAGCACAGACCAAGTAGCAACTAGCACAACAGATGCCTATCCAGTCACATTTAATACAATTGATTTTGAAAATGGCATAAGACTAGTAAGTAGTTCACGATTGACTGCTGATTATTCTGGTCTTTATAACATACAGTTTAGTTTGCAGTTTGGTAATATGGATAACGCTACACAGGATGTAAGCGTATGGTTTCGTAAGAACGGTGTAGACATTCCTAAATCTAATAGCGACTTTGGCTTTGCACCACGTAAAAATGCTACTGACCCATACCATATTATTGCTGCATTAAACTTTTTTGTAGAATTAGCTAAGAACGATTACGTTGAAATTGTATGGTCAACTACAAACGTGTTAGTGACAATGGATGCTAAACCTACTAGAACTAGCCCAACACGACCAGCAACACCAAGTGCAATAGCAACAATGCAATATGTATCTGTTGATGGCTATACAACTAATATATTTACATCACCATACATAAGCAGCCAAACAAGAGGTAGTGCAGTCATTTCACACCCAGCCAATTCAACGGCAGGTTTAACTTATAAATATATTATAGTGGGCTAATGGAAGCTAAATTTATACCGCCAAACGAGTTAAGAGAATGGTGGGCATTTGCAAAGGAAGGTCTACAGGCTGTTTTAAATAAATCGCCTGAGGATTACATCCAAGAAGAAGTTTTTGTGGCTCTATGGCTTCAGAAATCAATGCTATGGGTATTCCTAGATGGTGAAAAGCCTGTAGGTTTTACTGTGCTAACACCAGAAGTAGATAATTTGTTTGTTTGGGCAGTATGGGGCAAAGAACCGCAAAGTCCAGAAGTAGTTGCGGAGTGCTTTGAGATTATTAAAGGTATAGCCAAGCAGGGAAACGCAAAGAGTATTACGTTTGGTTCTCATCGTCTTGGATGGGAAAAACTAGCAAGAAAATTAGGATTTACACCTAGACAATGGGAATTAAGATTAGAGGATTAAGATTATGAGTTCAAAACCACAAAACGTCACACAAGTACAATCAATTGACCCAATGCTACAGCCTTTTGTCAAGCAAGGTCTAAATAATGCTACTAGTTTATATAATCAGCAAACAGCAGTTGATGCACAAGGCAACTTAATAAATCCAGCTTACTATCCTGGTCAAACTTATGTAGGCGCATCAGACCCAACGCAAGCTGCTTTGTTAGCGCAACGCAATCGTGCTATGCAAGGCAATATGCTTAATCCTACAGCACAACAACAACAATTAAATACAATTAGCGGTGATTACCTAGCTGGCAACCCAAGTTACTGCTGTAACACCTAGTGTACCACCTGCTGCTGATGTACAAGTCCAACCGCTATCAGCGTTAGCTGTACCACCTTCTACAAATACAAAGGCAGATACTAACTCATCCCATGTGTTTGCATCTGATGACCTAGCCCATGTTGATGATGCTGCTACATATATACCGTTTTCTGCTGGTGCAGATTGGTCTTTAACTAGAACACGGTCACCTGCAATAACAGCCACGCCATCAATAGTTTGTGTACCTGATAATGTAATATTTGCAGTAGTTGCTGCGACTGCTGAGGCTTTAGCATCCAAACCTTGAACAGAATTGTCTACATAGTTTTTAGTAGCTGCATCTTGTGCGCTAGTTGGGTCACCAAGGCCAGTAATCTTGCTTGTACCCATCGCAATAGCACCGGACATAGTGCCACCAGCAAGGTTAAGTTTTAATGCGTCATTGGTGTCTACATAACTTTTAGTTGCTGCGTCAGAAGGATTAACTGGAGTAGCTAGACCTGTAATAGTGCCTACCGTGCCAGATGACATATCTAACGTGCCATCAATCGTTACGTTATTGAATGTTGATGTGCCAGATGCTGCTGTAACGTTACCCGTTACATTGCCAGTTAAGTTGCCTGTAACGTTACCAGTTACGTTTCCTGTGACTGCGCCTGTGACGTTACCTGTAAGGTTACCCGTTACATTACCTGTTAAGCCGCCTACAAAGCCTGTTGTGGCTGTTATAGTTGTGCCTCGTACAGTTTGTGCTGTGGTATTACCGATGACTGTGTTATTAACAACACCACCGCCTACCGTAGCATTAGTGCCTAGGTTAGCAGTAGAATTCATGGTGACAGCACCGTTAAATGTAGCTGCACCGTTATATGTATGCGCCCCAGTTGTTGTAGTAGTGCCAGTAACATATAAGTTACCGCCTACAGTAAAGTCGCTGCCGTCTGAGCCGTCTTGTTGATTCTTTAATTGTGACATCAACTCACGGAAGGAGTTATTCACGTTTGAAGGTAGCATACCCTCGCCAATATTAATACCATCAATGTCGGTATTTAAGGCTGGGGTAGAACTAAACTCGCTTATCTTGGTTTTTGCCATAATTATTTCCCTTGTAATCTTTGCAAGAATGGGTCTTGTGATAATAGGCCATTATATTGACCCTGTTCTTCTAAAAGCTGTCTAATCAATGCGGCTCGTCTACTATTATCTAAAAACATACCACCACCTTGCTGTTGTTTTTTATATAACTCTAATGCAGCTTTAGATTTAAATCTTGGCAATTCAAATATAGATTGAGCAAGTCCTGCCGCAGCACCAAGATTACCAGCTAATGCTTGTCCACCAGATGCTTTAATTCCACTACCAATACCCATAAAATCTCTGTTTTCAATACGTGCAGCACTACGTTGTAAGTTTGGCAATAACTCTAATAATGCACCTTGTTGCTTATTTAACGCACCAATTTCAGGTATTTGTGTTTCTAACGCTTCTTTAGCAGCCTTTGACATAGCTTTATATGTTTCTTCTTTAGCTATAGATGCTTTTTCAGAACCTCTGTCATAATTGATGCGTTTGTAGGCGTCAGTTTTAAACTCTTGTAGTTCTTGTGGTGTTAGTGTTTCTTTTTTAATCTTTTTAAGGTATTTAGCAAAGTCACTAGATATTTTATTGATGTCTTGTAAGTCTTTAGCAGCTTCAAGTTTTGGCCCACCAAGATTGCTACGAACATCATTTAAGTATTTGAAGACTTCTGATGCAGGTATTGATGCGCCTGATTCAGTAGCAGTATCTACTAATGTATCAATTGTACTACCTAACTCTGTAATCTTGCTTTGCGCTTTAGCTACACCAGCAGAAGTTGGCATGAGTTGTTCTTCTAATGCTGTTGCTGTCAATTTTGCACGTTCTTGTGGAGATAATGTAGTAGAGAACTTTGCTGCGCTTTCATACATTTTAGGTGCTAATGTAGCTGGTGCTGCTTTAGATACGCCATAGCTTGCAACATTTTTTGCTATGTTTAATGGCTCTATTGCTGCGCCTACTCTGCTAACCATACCGCCTACTTTTGGCACTAACATACCACCGCCAGTCATTACAGCAGATAAGTCGCCCAAAATACCTACTGGGTCTGCTTGCAAAGACTTTAAGAAGTTTTCT